GGCCACACCCATGTAATTAGGGGTGCCAATGGAATCGTGATCCAATTGGTAAATAGCATCGAATGCGGGTTGAGTGTATATGTTAACGGATGTTATTTTTTTCATGGTTTTTATTTTTGTGGGTGAAATTAATTAAATCCAATATTTGCGGTTTGGATTATATGGAATTAAAACTAATCCCATCGCTTTTCGTTTTTCATTCATTTTTTTCCATGCTATGCGATTAGATTGGCGGTGCATTTTTTCAAATGTTTTGGTGATTGAACTTTTTTGTGTTTTCATGGATTGGTTTTTCATTTCCCCAACCATAGGCCACGGGTGGGTACCCTGTCAATCAATATAATTGATATGGCAAACCCCCAATAAATAGGGCATTACTTGCCTTTACCAATCGGGCCGAAATGGATCATGGATGTTGGGAACCCATTAACGGGGACGCGGTACCGCCGGGTTTCAAATATCCCACCATCAATCATTCTTTGCAAAACCCTACGGCAATACCGTTCATCGTAATTCCATTTTTTCGCCCATAGCTTTGCGGGCATAAAATCCTTGGCGGGTTTTTCCGCCATGTTGTGTAACGACACAATAAATTTTCGTAAATGCGGACATGTGATTTTTTGTTTTCGATTTCTCATTTTGCATTCCAAACCTTTAATTCTGTTTGCCATACCCATTTGTTGGAAACCCCTACTTTGTGAATCAACCAACATTTCCAATCGTTGCCATCAACCCATCCCGCCGCAAATCCTGATCCCCACATGCTGGTGCCAAGGCGATGTGACGCGTAAGACATTGCATCTTTAACACAAAGACATCCGGCGGAATAGGCGGCACCGCCACCATGTTTTTGTAAATTAACTTGTTCCAATCTGTGGATGTGTCCCATGACAACACCGCCACCATAGGATGCGTAATGGTTTCCTTGTTGTCGTACGGCATTGGAACCATGTGCATAACCATGAATGAATGCGATTGGTCCCAATCGGTAAACACCATGTTCGGCATGATATGGCAAAATTTTCTTACATCCCGCTTTACGGGCCACATTCATAATTTTAGATTTAATCGCTTCGGCACCAACGCGGTCCGTTTCCTTGGATGCCATGGCAATGGTGTTATCCAAACGATGCTCATGGTTTCCCCATAGCCAAACATCGGGCCGATAACGGGTTAAAAATTCGCATCCTGAATCGATATCCGCTTGCAATGATTCCGCTTGTTCCGATTGCCCGGCACCCATGCGTAAGCTTCTAAAATCAAAATGGTCCCCAAGGCCAATACGCACATCGGGTTTAAAATCTTTGATGTATTCCATCAATGCATCAACGGCACCGCCACCATTACCCCAATCGGCGAGATCACCATGGCTATCGCCCGCCGCCACGAATTTAATTGGTTTACCCATTGGTGAATAATGAATGTATCCGATGGCCCGGTGGATATTTGTGGGTAGAATCTTTTTGGAATTTCACATTCAGCTTGGTGGCATGTTCGTTTAATTCCTTTTCTTTCATTCGCATCATTTTTGCCGTATTCCTGAATGTCATTCCGATGCGGGCCGCTTCGCGTATTTGGGCATTGGTTGTTTGTTCGGGTGATCCATGGCCCCCGCCTTCACATTGCAACAAAAACACCGCCCGGTATGAATTGATGTTCCAAACGGTTAAATTGTGTTCAATTTGTTCTTTGGATAATTTTTTGACCAAATGGCAAACCATGACGGTTATGATGTTAAAACATTTTTAACAAAATCGGCACCCATATTTTGTACGGCATCGGCATCATTTTGTTTAAAATAAAATTCATAATCGCATGCCATTTGTCGGCGGATTTCAGCAATTGAAAAAGCTTCTTCCTCGTTGGCGGCAAATATGCCAATGGTTTCAATCCAAACGGTAATCACATTGTATTGCGGTAAATCGGCCTTAATGCATTGATATTCGTTTAAATACCGCCAATCGGTAATCACAATATGTTTTCCGCTGGTTGATATCGAAATTAATTGGTCAATCAATCGGTTGGCAAACACATCGGCATCCATGGATCGGGCAAATTTACCAATGGCAACCAATACATGGCGGTGTTTGTTTTTGAATTTTTCATCCCAAAATCCAACCCCCGAATGTTCATTGTGGTTTTGGTAATTCCACAAATCCAATTTTTGGATGATGGTATTGGCAACGGTTTTGATGGGTGCCGCCAAGGAATGCGTTAAATAATCCCGGTTGGCCGATTGCATACCGTTAGCAAATGTGTCTTTGCCCGCCCGCGAATACCCGCACAATAATACCAAATTGGGTTTTTTATTTTGTTCCATTGGGGTGGTAATTAAAACGGCAATGGTTCGACCACCGCGGGTGCGGATGGTTCATCATCATCCGGGCCTTGGCCATTGGAACCCGCGTTGCCATTGCCAATGATTGGGGCAATGGATTTGAATTTGAATGATGGGTATGCCGATCCAGCTTTGGGCGGGATAACTTCAATATCGATTTCGGCAATGCACATGTTGGCCTGTTCAATGTAAGCTAACAATTGTTCGGCGGTGGCGGTTTCCTTAATTGCGGGAACATATTTCCCGGTGAACTTGCCAATCAATGTTGCCAATGTGGGGGCATATTTTGTGCCGTACATTTTGTTCAAATTATTTCCTTCCGCATCGACGAACCAAATGGATGCGGCATAATTTTGATCGTACTTTTTAATTTTATCAATTGTTGGTGCAACAAGCTTCAATTGATATTTACCCGATTGGGTAATTTTTTTGAGGGGTTTTTTTGGTTGGTTCATGGTGTTATGATTTCAAATATTTTAATGCAGCCAAAATAACAATAACGCGAAATGCGAATTGGAATGTGGCAACGGCTAATGCAACAATGATGGTTGCGGTTTCTTTAATTGGGTCGTTCATTAAGCAAAATTAATAGGGGTTGATGCGGTGGCCTTGGGGGCAATGTCCAATGTTTTGATTTCCGTACTATATGCCGGCCATTCATTTAACGCGGTACATGTTTTGAATAATGTAATCGCCGTTTCAAAATCAAATGCCGCCCGTGTTTGCAATTCGGGTCCAATTTCATAACAAGCACCCGCAAATGGGGATTCCTTTTCCACCGCGATCAGCCGGAACCCTAATGGGCGAATGCCTGTGGCCGCTTCAAAAATGGTGCGGTACATGTGGGCCTGTAATGCGTATTTGAATGTGATTATGTTACGCAAGAACCCGCCCGGCGATGGGGACGCGTCCTCGCAACTTTTGAGATCGTACAAATACCCATCATCGCCAATCCCATCGATTGAACAACGCAATGGCACACCGCAATATTCCGCGGTTAACATTAATTCGGTATGCGTAAATTTAACCCCAATGCGTTCAATAATAACATTCATGGCATCGGCCACATTGATTGCCAATTCACATTCATCATGGTCAATTGCATATTGGCCGGGTTGTAAGCTTGCTTGGAAGGCGGCAAATAATTCTTTTCCCGATGTTGTCCGGCGATCGCATTGCGGGGTTTGTTTATAATTTTGCCATACATCGGGTTGTAGCACCGCCAAATGGGTGTATGTTCCAACGCGTAAGGCCTTGGATTCCGTTTGTGGTGCGTTTAACGCGGCCTTGTAATGTGCAGGGGAACGCAACAATTCCTTGGCTAACGAATAATTTAAATGCGTATGTTTTAACGCATCGTATTGTTCGCGGGTTGTTATGTTGGTGGTTATTTTTTTCATGGGTAAATGGATGTTGTCACTTGGAATCAAAAAGGTGAAACCACCAACGACAGCGGGAAACCTTGGCGGCCTTTCGGTACCGCATCTATCCGTTGACAACAAAATGTATTTTTAAAGCTCATCATCAGCTTGTAATGGTGGTTCAATGGCCCGTTGTATTTCCCGGCATTTAATTAATGCGGCGGATGCAAGCTCATCGGCTCTTTCAATATTGTTTCGTTTAATTTGAATAGAAACGGTCAATGCTTTTAACCGATCGTGCAAATGCTGAACATCCATTGATTGTTCCAATAACTCAGGATGCACCCGATGAACTTCTAACAATGCGTTTTCAATTTGTGAATTGAACATTTTAACATCCCCCGTGGCAATTTCCGCATCACAATATAAATCCAACAATTTTAAATTTTCCGAAATATCATGTACCAATCGGCGAATGTTTGAAATGTTGGTCATTTAATTTTCGGTAATTGTATCGTTGTTAACGACATACAATTTATAAATCGATTTCCGCAATGATGGCAATTCAATCTTTTTCCAATCAATATAATTGATGTTAAATTGTTTTTCGGAACGGCAATCAATTTCAATGGATGCATCCTTGTGATCCAACAACAGAATCAAACCCAAGCGGCCTTTCATTTCCTCCCGTTTTTCCAATACGCATTTTGGGATTTTTTCTTTCATTGTCCGGGGATTCGGGTTGGGGTTGGTGCCGTTAAATAAATTCGGTAAATGTCGGTTTGTTCCTTAACCCAATATTGGCATTGGCCATCGCGGTGATCAGCGGAATCCAATATTCGTTTGCGGGCTTTCCATAATTCTTCCCGGTGACCATCGCGGTCCCACACACAATATTCCGCGTTTTCAACCATACCCTTTACCATGATTACCATGGAATATGATTTTTTGGGCATACGGTTGAATTGAACCATGACGGCATCGGGTGGTTTCATTTGTTCGGGTACAATTCGTTTTTAATTAAATTCCTTTTTAATTCGTTTTCTAATTCGGCAACGCGGTGTTCCAATGTTGTTACGCGGTTGTGCAATTCCACCCATTTATCGGAAAAAACCCACATTTGTTTTCGCTTGGGGATTAATGCAAGCTTGTTGGCCTTATTGGTCCGTGCCATTGGTTGGTTCATCAATTTTTAATTCTACCAAAACCCTCCAATAGAGATATGCTTCACGCATTTCCTTGGTTGTGCCATTCAACATAAGGAATGCCAATTTGTTTCCGGCATCCTCTAATTGTTTAATGCGGATTTCGGCGGCAACGAGCTTGTTATGCGTTTGGATGTTATTAACTAAATCATCCAATGAGATTTCATTTATTGGTTTCATTTTTTGGTAGGGTTGGAATTGGTAACCAATGGGTGATGGTTTGGGGTTTATAATATCCGCTATCCAACACAATGGTGCCGATTTGCCCGCGGTGATATAAAACAAATATCATTGTGTCGTACGGTGCGGTGTCGATTGGTTGCCATTGATATTTTTTCTCTACGGCATCAACGGCCATGTTTGCAATTTCGGCGGGTACCCAATGTTTCATTGTTTGTGGTTCCGTACCGCGGCAAGGAATGTTTGAGGGTTTTGAACAATGGCATTCACAATGTTCGCCGGGACATGTTCCAATGACTGATCGGTGGCCAAATCAATCCATCCTTTAAACGCACAATACGCGATGGCCTTTTTCACTTCATCACTTGGAATGATGGTGTACCATGGTTGGGTTTTACCGATGGCTGGTTTACTGATTGAATGCCCATCGTCATCCATGTCCACCGAAACGCCCGCCGCGGTGGTTAATGTAATCCGGCGAAGATAAGTTACCGCGGATGCAATATTTTGCGGTGTCATGCCATCGGCCTTAATCATTAATTTACCGAAATCAAAGCTTTGCCCGGATGCATGAACAAACGATGTAGCTACACCAATTTTGCCATCATCGGCAATGAGGGTTTGAATCAATGCCAAATTGTTTTTGTGCAATATGGGTTTGATGGCATCCAACAAATTATCCAAGGAAACATATTTTGCCTTGAAATGACTATTGGTTTTATTGGCGGCAACATTTTGCATTTGGGCCAATGCGTTGATTAAATCAGCTTGTGCCGATTGGGTGGTTGTTTCTTTGGGTGGCATAATTTTGGTTGGTTAAATTATTTTTTGGTTTTGGGTTTTGCCCAATCACATTCCGAATAATGTTTGTTTGTCATTTCAATTAACTTTTCAGGATTCGCCCGGATGTAATCGGGGTTACCATCAACAATCAAATTGTAGTGGATCACATTGTTAATGGACATTGGTTTTAATAAACCAGCCACCCGACCATCGGGCAACAACACATAACGCGTACCAATAATAGTTTTAACTTCCCGCGATTCGGGAATGTTTGGAATCTGTTTTTTCATAATAAGTAAATTTGCAAGGGTTCAATTAATAGCACCGCG